CGTAAAGGTGCCAGTCGTCGCAGTGTTGCTGTGATTTAAGTTGCCGCTAGCGTCAACCGACAATCCCGTTCCAGGGATAACGGCACCTTTTGCAGAAGATGTTGCAGCAGGTAAATCACTAGCCGTCAGAACACGGCCACCAGTGATTAAACCCTTTGCGTCATAAGTGACGACATGGTGCGTTGAGCTAGCCGTAACGTCGTTATCAACCTCAATGGTGTTGGAGTCCATGCGGAGTCCTTCACCGTTGACAATCACGCCACCTTTGGCGCTACTTGTTGCAACCGGAAGATCACTGCCATCAATCGTCCTAAACGCAACCGCACCACCAGCGCTGGTAGGACCAGCCATAAACTGATTGGCCGCAGACGTGTCGTTAATAACGGCCGCAACCGTTGCCGTACCACTGGTCGTGGTAACTGTGATGTCAACGATGCCAACAGTGCTGCCAACAACACTGTTGACTGAACCACCAGCTTTCAGGCTCAACCAAGACGATCCGTCCCAGCAGTACAGAGAGTTGTCGTCCGTATCAACAGCAAGCTGACCAACAAAGCCACCAGAAGCAGGCAGCGTCGTGACCAAATCAACCGTTGATTCGTCCGCGAGTTTGGCTGCCGTTACACCGTCGTTGGCGATCTTGGCAGATGTAATCGCTGAATCAGCAACAGCTGCTGTTGCAATATCACCTGCACCAAAAAGAATCTTCGCGCCAGGGATCGTATCGTCGCTGATCAGAGTGACGCCGTTGGCCACCAAGTCGCCAATCGTGAGCTTCTTGGTCTCACTGGCGCTGCTATCAACAACAGCAACCAAATCGGCAGTCGCCAAAGCGGAGCCAGCAAGCGCATTAAGCTCGCTAATTTTGAGGTCAGCCATGGGCGACTAGCTCCGGGTTAAACGTCCTGCTGTAACAGCAGTTTAGCTGCACTGTCTTGATCCAAGCGTATGTCACCAGAGTCCTCTTGCAAGAGAGCATCTCCGGTATCTATCAAAGCTTTTATTTGAATTGGGCCTGTAGTTATAAAATCTGCGGTGATCTGCACCAATGAATTTGGATTGAACTGAACCGCGCAGGCGGTCAAGACACCTGTCACTTCATACCAAAGCTGGTCATCGTCTGCACCAGCGTGACTGGCTGGATTGTACGCAAAAGTCTTCAAATAAAACTTTGCCGCAAAAGAGCTGCCGACTTTTGTTCGCAATGCCAGCTCTAGCAGGTAATGCGGCAGTTCTTTGACCGTATCCCCTGTGTACTCCCACTCACAAGACAGCCTGCCCGAACCGGACATAACTGTGCTTATCTGACTACGGAACTCATCAGAAAGCGTTGTGGTGTCTACTGTTTCGCGAGTCGTGTTTAGCTCATAGCTTTGAACTCTCCCAAGCACGCGGTACGCAGCATTCTCAACAGCAACCTTGATTGGGATCGCACTTGCTGGTGAGGCTAGGACCACAGCATTTGCCGAGTCGCCACTCATTGCATGAGCAAAAGTATTGAAAAGCCTTACGCCATCTAGCTCGTCGACATGAATAAACTTCTTAATGCTTGTACTTGTATGCCCACTTACGAAGCTTAGGGCTGCATTATTCGTGCTTGTAATTTCAATTTGATCCCCAGTGAGAAGCTGACCGTGCTCAAAGTCAAAGCTAAAGCGTTTTGCAGTGACGTTTACATCTGCAGGATCAACTGTAGAGGTCAACTCACCTCCATCAAACTGACGTTTTAGCTCAACTTCTCCAAAAGTTCCCAAATAAACCGTCATGAGATTGTCACCGTAGACAGGGCTCCAGTGCCTTGGAACGAAATCTCAGCTCTAACAATTTCACCTGTTGCCGCTCCAATAGATGCACTGGTGATATACGCGGTCAGTTTGATGTCGTTGTTATCCGTTCCATCAACCCAACGGAATGTCAACTCAACAGTGTCACTACTGCTTACACCGCTCGTTCCTGTTTTATAGAGCTTGTTGAGAACATTTGTGGTGTTGATATTGCCACTGCCATCCTTGTAATACAACAAGGTTGCACTGCCGCTATAGCCGACCACACCAGGTGAATAGCTGCGGATATGTTCGTTCAGCGTTGTCGTCTCAAGCGTTTCAAGGTTTGATGACACCTGAAAATTGACGACCTTGGCAAGGGTCGTTCCACCGAGCTGCAGTACGCCGTCTCTGCCGGTGTAGACCTTTGCCATCAGATCACAGCAATCAAATTCACTGTAACAGTGCTGATACCGGGACGCACCTGAGTCATCTGAGGAGCATTCTCATATCGGTAGACGTTGCCATGGGCTCCCGCGCCGATCGCATCTTCATCACCTTTCCAGCCGCCTTTGCCGCTGCTTGGATTTACAGACAACGTTCCAAACGTTCCTTGAATCGAGTCGTAGTGATCCAAAATCAACTCAGCGTCAGCATCGGTGATATTGGCAAAGGTCAGCGACAGCTTCATGTTGGTGCGGGTGCTGCCATACAAAATTCGGTGCTCAGCACCGTTTTGCGCCTTAAACGTCTTGACCGGATAATCCCCAGCTTCAAACGAGCGAGAGGTCGGAATTAGATCAGGGAACGGTGCGAAAGCCATTAGGTGTCCTGAACGTTGACGGAATTAGGGTTTGCTACAAGCTTGGCAAGCTCGCTGACTTCATTGCTATCGCAAGGATGCTCAGAAGCCACAATATCGACCGTGCCCTCCTGCGAGAACGTTAGCTGCTCAACCACATAGATGTTCTGAGACACTGTTGCGTCTCGAATGGTAAACACCGAATCGTAGAACGTTGAATCTGCAACTCGTCCTCCACTGACTTGCATTTGCCCATCAGCAACATCATCTGAACCTGTCTTGAAATAGGTCACGTCATACGTTCCATCAGCAAGATCACTGGCGCTCGTTACCGCTCCAGTGGTACTAACCGTGCCGTTGTTTGCGCTGCTGTACGGAGAAGCTTCAGTGATTACTTTGATGTACGAACCAGCTCGTAGATTCAAACCTTCGACAGTGGTCGAGAAGCTAATGGTGTGAGTTACAAGCTTGCGGATGCCCAAGAAATACTGCGCAACTTTGACTGCATGATCTCTGGACGTGCAGAACTGAGTCAGGTCAAACTGTTCTTCGGGGATCCCAGTGTTTGTCTGGCTGTTTAGCGTGACCTCCATGACTCGCTCCTCTGGCAGCTTATTTCTTGATTCAAACCTGTAACGCATGACTGCTTTAAAGCTCTTACGCTCTTCACTCCTTAAATACTCAACCTTGTAAGTGTCCTCAAGGATGTTGCCTGCTGTAAACAACTGATCAATTACCACCGGCCCAAGATTGATTGCACCACTCAACGGGTTATGTGGGATGGCAGGCAATAAAGAAAACTTGCCATCCATAATCACAAAGTTGCACAAGAAATATGGCGCAGTGTCCGTGATGTATTGACGCAAATTAGTCCGTTCCGCAATCACACCGTTGAAGAACAGCTCCTGCTTATGGAGGAAGCGAGAAGTCTCCTCAAAGTCAGACTGGTTCAGCAAGAATGGATTGGTTGCACTCATTCCCGTAAGAGTGCCCGCTCCACCTGTCTGATTCGTCAGCAGGTAAAAAACAAGGTCTGTGAATAGGTTGCTAGGACCAGAGCGCTGCTGGAACGTAAGACTTGAGCTGTCTTCGTAAGGATTATTTTGAACAGAAGCGTAGTCAGGATGCAAGCGGTATACGTTTAATCCGCTGCCGAGCCAGCAACGCATTTGATCCAAGCTTGTGAAGTTACGGCTAGCTTTCAACGACAAACCAGCAAGCGTTAGTCCGCCATACTCAGGCGTACCGTTGTTAGGCAGGATTTCGTTTACATAAACGATGTTGTGCTCAGGCTCTGATTCGTTCGACTTTTGAACCAAGCCTCTATAAAAACTGATGTCCGCATATTGACTTTGGCTTTCAAATTCAGTCTCGCCTGACAAGTTGACTACTTGCGGAGCTTCTCGTAGGTCATTAATTTTGTATTTAAAGCCAACCCTGTCGTAAGTCCAGTAAAAAGGATTGTTGCCAGCCCCGAGACCTACGGTGTCATCTACAACATCTCCCTTATCCCAGTTTGAGTTAGTAAAACCATCATCAACAACAACAAGCTCTAACTGTTCCCACCTTTGTTTCAGGCCAGTAAAATGACCGCTAGGCAAACTTGTGACCACTCCCGTTATTTCAATTTTTAACTGCTTAGAACCACTCGTCATGGAGCGAGTAGTTGTTCTAATGTCGCCAATCGCAAGATTGCTGGCATCGCCAAAAAGCTCATAGTAATAGGCGCCTGAGCGACCTTCAGGAGCGCTGGTAGTGTTGATATTAGAAATGCGATAGGTGTAGCCTGAAAACGTAATGCTTGAACCGCTGGGATGATTGTTCTTAAATTTATTGTTATCCGGATAAGCGCTTGTTGACCCCTGAGCTAGGGTTGATCCTAATCCACGCTTAAAAGAAACTCTTTCCCCAATAGAGAATCCAGGCGAACTTCCAACAATGTCTGCACCAATCGAGTCGTAAGTGTTTTGCGCTCCATTCGTTAACGCATAATGCCCAGCAGGCAAAGCACGCACTCGAACCCTCCAGTTCACCCTTATCCATTTATCGCCTATAACTTCCCACTGCTCTTTTGAATGCTCCGATCCAACTGCAAAATTATCAGCATCGCCAAAAATTGCAGAGAAGAATGCGCCTGCTCTTCCTGGTGGATCAAGATTGCCTAAATTTTCCACAAACTCCATCGAAATTGCACGACGGAACGTTCCAGATTGCTCTTGAGGTAAAACGTCTTCGCGCTTTACCGCACTTGGAATCGTCGATAACCCATTAGTCAAAGACGTACTTGGCTTGCGAAGAAACTCTTTGTTTAACCTGACGTCTCGTTTTTTAACTCTGTACCCAGCCGCTTCTACCTCAAACGATCCAAGCCCAGGAACGTCGATGTTTTCTTGAACAATTTCTTGCTTCGTGTCAGGCACTGATGCGAAAAGATGAATCATGATTTGTTCATCAGAAATGGCACGCAGCTCAGAGCCTGGAATACCTACAAATTTATACTCCAGTTCTTTAGGTTGGCCGCCGGGGTGGGTGAAGCGGATAAAGTTATATTGATCAACGGGCCTGCTGCCTCTAACAACAAAATACAGGTCTATACGCTGGAACCTAAAAGGATTGTTGTTACTATCTAGTCCAGCCTCTCGCACAAACACTTGAAACACAGACGATCTCATGATCGTTCCTGTGTACGTTCCAGAGCGCACAGTTACTTCTTCATCATCAAAATCATCTAGTTCGCCGGGTGTGGGAACAGTGTTAAAAGCGCAAAGATTGTTTAGACGTTGAAAAACCTTGCTGCGGATACCGACTTCAGTAACAACAGCTGGTTTATTGTTCCTTACGATGCCAGTTGCAACTCTTGTGATTGGAAAAAATCCAGCGCCAATTCCGCCTTCATCAGATATAAAACCCTTGGCAGGGTTGACTACGTTTTGCTCGCTGACAAGACCGATTACCTGCTGCCGCGACTCGTTGTTGTCAATGCACTTCAAGCGAATTTTTTGAGTTTCATCTATTTCAGGATCGAATCTCTCCAATGTGCGTCCAACCACAACCCATTTCGTGTTGGCAATCGCAAATTGCTCACCAATCTGCATCGCTTCATCCGCTGCAATTTGCTCTGAAGCAACAGTAGAGTTAATGTCGTCTACATTTTCTCCGCCCCTATTATTGCTGCGCTGATATTTGTCCTCATCAATCTTGGTTGGAACAATCGTAAATTCAACAATGTCTCCCTCTTGGACTCTTTGCGTTTCAGAAAGGCCGGTGGCGCTTTGTACGCTTTCCGTTGATCCAGTTACTTTTTTGAGGCTGGTCAAACCCATGCGAGGGCTGTATTGACGACCTTCACCCTCCATGTCCTGCTTGCGGACTTCTTTCATCTTATCTTTGTCAATGCTTCTGCCTGTAACGTCTTCGCCTAGCGCCCCAACAATTTTGATTCGACGAAGAGTTAAAACAAAGGCTTGCTTGTTATCGGTTCCGTCAGGAATGGACACAACCTCGTAATTCACCCGATAACCGTTGCCATTTGCAATCGGCCCGAAAACTCCAAACTGCGTATTGTTGACAGGCGAGAATGCGTGGCAAAAGCTAGTGGACCTATTTGACTGGTTGTCTGGGCACAAGAAAACATCATCGTTAGGGCCGTTATACGTTCCAGGGTCTCCACTGCTGGGTTCCCCAGCTGTTCCATACTGAAGATTTTGCAGTTGAATCCGATTGAATCCTGATGCTGTAGGCACCAATTGCGAAATAGGAGAATTGCGCTTCCAGTAAAAAGCAAAAAAGTCTTCGTATAAAGCGTCTAGGGCGTTGTTGCCTAAGTAAATACCTTCAAGGTCAGGCCTTAAGATTCCATCAGGCGCAATCCCATCTGCATGACCTTGCTCGCCAACAGCAAACAGCAGCTTGGCTGATTGCTGCGTTCCATGGCTAAACATCCGCGACCACACCAGTTTTGGTGTGACCAACATGCCGCCTATGTCTTTACCTTTGTCGTAAAGACCAAAGATAATCGGAATTGGTGAGCCGTAATCTGCAAGCTCGTTCAGCGTGTCAAAGCCACGGCTAGGCGTAAAACGATTTGCAGCGTTGATACTGCCAAGGTCCAGCTGAGTCCGCTTTGATGCCTCAGGCATCTTGGGCTTAGGCGTCAGCAGGTAGGAAACGCCAGTCAGCACAAGGCTGACGGCAATCATGATCAGAGTTTCAGTTCCAATTGCTTGAACATCTGGAATATGCGCATACTCAGCTGGCCTTACTCCACCACGACGCCTGACCTCTCCAGCAAATTTGCGATATTCGTCTTCGGTTAAACCAATCGTCTTGATTAACTCTTTCTCGAACGGAAGCAGTGGTACGTCGTAAACAGTCGGACCGAAGACCACTGAATCCTTTCCGACATTCGATTGACGTGCAAGATTCCCGTCTGCCATGTGACTGCGAATGCCCAGGATTGCTGCGGTAGCAGCAGAATATCTCCATCATACTGAGGTCGATCTACACGGGAACCCCAGCGCATAAGGTCTCGGCAGATCTCCCACTTGCTGGCTTCGTACCAAGAATGTTTAAACGGTGGCGGTTCAATACCCATCCGCTCCAATGCCTGATAACACAGGTGGATGCAGTCGATATAACCGTCACTGCCGTCAGCACCGAGCCGATACGGCATTCCGATTAAATCACTGCAGTCGGACGCCATTGCTGATCGGCAAGTTGCCAACGATTTTTTGCGTCAGAGATCGCCTTGGTACGTCCGTTCCAACAGCATCTAAGATTGAGCCCAACTCAAGGTTCAGTGACACGTTATCCCACTGACCACCAGTGACAACGCCGGTGTAAGTGTGAGCAGTGGTATGCGTTGCCGTCAGGCCAGAAGTTGGATCAGAGTCTTCAATAATCAAGACCTCAACTTCCATCAAATAGGCTTCTTCAACCGACTTAACACCCCAAGAACGAGTCAAGGTGTTATTTGGAAAAACCAGTGATGCCTCAAGACCATCGCCCGTGCGGTTGACGGTGACGCCAGAGAAACCAAACGGCACAAACTGGTATTTGTCGCCGTTCACGCCATGAGTCAGCTCTTTGCCGATGAAAAAGTTCTGAAACCGAAAGCTAACTGTGTTGTTAGCCGTAATCCTTAAAACGTGGCCAAAAGCAAATGTCGTCACATTCCTAGCCTCTTACGGGTGCCGCTGCTCATTTGCAACCGCTTCAATGTTTTCTGCTCACCCTGTTTAGCACCCTGATCAGCAGCTTGCCTCATGCCAGCTTGGAACTGATCAGCAGTCACATAGTCAATGCTGTTGATGCGTTCAACGGTATAACGGACATCGATAGGCTGAGATGCAGGCTGAGAACCTGCTGCGGCCTCATCACCAGAAGAAACAAAACCGCTTGTGCCGCCAGCGTTATTACGCATTGAATAACGATTCATCGCATCAATAGCATTGCTTTGATTTGCAACCTCAACACCAAGTCTGCCATTAGCACCACGCCTCAACGGCATAACTGCTTCAGGACCAGCTTCGCCCATCAAGCCAACGTTGCCGCCAGCCATTGGAAAAATAGTAGGGCCTGCAACGACACCACCTTTCGCGAAAGGCTTGAGTTGACCGCCTTGAATAACTCCACCTTTTTCTAGTTGTATGCCAAAGGCTCCAGCAACTATCCTTGCCATCGCAGCCCTAAGCATAATCTTGGCCAAATCCTTCAGGATTGAAACGGCCATTTCCTTGAAGTTTGCCTTACCAGTAACCGCCATTTCGATAAGACCATCAGTAACACTGCCTATCGCGTTCAATGCGACTTTTGCAAGCTTGGGGCCAACATTAATCATGTCCTGCAAGCCTTTCTTGAATGTATCGTCAAAGCTGTCTCCGGTGTCATCCGCTTTGTCTTGTACTTTTTGAAGGGCACCACGCAAAAGCTCCAAGGCTTTTATCATCTCCTCGTCTGTAAGAACCTCTTTGAACTTGGCTGCAAATGCGGCAAGTGTTCTCATTATGTCAAGGCGCTTCATCTCCTCTTCGCTTAATCCAGAGGCTGCAATTATCGCTTCACGCACCTGAATATTTGCCTGATCCCTAAGAGACTTGATCGCCTCCTCGCGCTCTTCTTCTTGCTTTTTCAATAAAAGGTTTTCTGCCGATGCAGTTATCTTTTCCAGATCTGCGCTTGTGCCGTCCTTCGTCAGAGCAGTGATTCGTTCTTGCAGCTGGGATCTTTCGTTCGCTTGTTTTGCAAGAAGTCGCCCAATTTCACCTTGCTGCTGAGCAAGCAAAAGCTGCCGCTCCATCCTGCTTTCAAGCGCCTGAGCCTGCTCAATGCGACGGGCTAAGGTACTCTTTGTGCCGGAGCCGTCTCCGGTGTCTTGATCTTCACCACTAGGAAGCGGCTTATCGCCAAGGCTGGTGCCAAAACTGGTGGGGGCAAATTGTGCAAACGCTTTATCAAGGTTTGACAAAGCTGCTGACAATCGGCTTTCTCTTGACTTAGGACCCATCCCAGCTTCTTCAAGAATTCTCTGCTGCGCTCTTCTTTCAATCTCGTCGCCACCAGCCAAAGAAACGCCGGCCCTGCCGGGTGCGGTTATACCTTCTTCTTTCTTGTATCTTTCGAGTTCCTCTAGCCTGATTTCACCAGCCCTACCAAACGGCCCTCCAAGTTTTCTCTCTGCTTGACCCAGCTTCACCCTATTTGCGATTTCATTAATTGCAGCAAGTATTGTGTTGACGAAAGGCATCACAATTTGCTGAGCAAATACTTTCAGCGCATTGCCAAGAAAACTGAAGAGACCGCCGAATGCTTCTTTGGCCAGATTAACGATTCCTTTTACAACATCTTTTACGTCTTGAGCGAAGACGACAACATTGGCTGCAACTTTTTTAAATGTCTCTTTGTTGTTGACGGCAAACTTGACGAGATTTGTTAGATAATCCTGGAAGCCTGCCCCAACTTTTTGGAAGAATCCGCCGTACTCCAATGTCGCGAGACTCAGCGCTAGCTGAAGTCTTTGACCTGCTTTTTCAGGTGAACTTCCAAGGGTCTCAGCGGTCTTCTCGTACCGCGAGAACAACGTACGAGTGAACTCGACGAAGTTCTCCGTACTTACCTCGCCCTTGCGAAGCATCTCGTCAAGATCCCGCGAAGATACTCCAATTGACTGAGCAAAGGTAGTAAAAGCACCCGGCAATCTTTCACCAATTTGACCTCTCAATTCTTCAGCTTGAACCTTACCTTTGCTGAACACCTGAGATGCAGCAAGCAATGCCCCACTCAACTTTTCGGAGTTGCCGCCAGTTGCAAGGATTGCAGCAGCAAAGCCTTTGAAAACATCAGTGGCCTCTTGAGTCCCGAATCCAGCTCCAAC